CACTGGGACAACGTATTGGTGCCAGTAACATTGGTATTGCCATACACTCAATGTATGCAGATGCAGGCGATGCACGTCAACCATTGAGTGGAGTAAAGTTTAATGATGTTCCTGGCTTGATGTTGGAGAGACCAGCAAGTCCTCGAGCACTTGAAACTGAAACCAACGCTGAAAAGCAACTCAAACAACTGATTAAATCTCAAGGTCGAGCAATTGATACACTGTTCAATCCTACGGAATTACGGGCACACAAGATCACAGACCTAGCAAAACTTTGTGTGGACTTTATCAACACCAAAGTAGGCGCTCCGCTCAACGGTGCCACACTATTGCCTGAATTTGGCACATGGTTAGAGACCAAAGTCACACCACAAAAATATCGCAATATCGTGGAATACTTGAACAGCCCTACAAGTAATACCCCTGCCCTGGCAGCGGCATTCAACGCATTTAACTTGCTACATGACGTCAAAATGCACCTGCTACAACAAGCAGATACAGAACATCCAGGACAAGAAGGCTGGGTCATGGCCACCCCCGTGGGCTATGCAAAAGCGGTAAATAGATTTGATCCCAATGCATTTGCGGCTCAAAATAGACAGAGAAATAATCCGCAACAGGCGTGATTTTTCCAAACTGACTAAATAAAAGCAGAGACTAAATGTCTCACTAACTTAAAGGAAATTTATCATGGCAGTATTTACAAAAACAAACGGTACGACCCAACCGTCATTCGCACTGGACGTAGCAAACGGTTCCATCGCTGGCACAGCCAACGTAGCAGCTCAAGGCCCAGTTCAGATCCAAGGTCCAAAACTTGACTTCTTCACTTTGACAGCTAACGCAGCGTTGACCAACGCTGGTAACGTTAACGGTTACTTGAACAATGTGTTGACTTCGATCCAACAACTTGGTACAATCGCAATTTACCAAGCCGGTGCTACAGCTGGTACAATCAGCTTGGCTATCTATCCAAGCGGTGCGTACACCACAGCAACATTGGTTACAGCGGCTCAAACAGCCAACGCAACTGGTGGCTTGAACATTGGTATCCCAACTGCCAACGTGACCACCACAGCCAGCTTCACTAGCCTGTAATCAGTTTAGACCCACAGCAACCCTGGAAGTAAAAACTCCAGGGTTTCTTTTTGGCATTAAATACTCACAGAATGAAGATCATGTGCCGTACCCTTTTTGATTGTAGCCTTACTGGTGTGACTGGACACTACAGATCAAGCGAGATTCCTTTTGTGGATCGTGCCGGACAAACCATACACAATCAACCCGCCTGGAATCATTCGCGTAACCAACAACGCAATTGGGAAACACTCTTGCAAATTATAAGTTTGCGAACACAACCCATTGATCTCTCTGTACCTGTTAAAAAGGACTCTGTATGGGAGTTTGAATTTAGATCTGAATCGGAGGGTGTGTTTGAAATGCATGGCAATGCAGATCCCTTGGCCGGCCTCAAACAAGATTGTGAAGGGGTTCCAATGATGTTGAATCTTACCGAACAACCCAGCATGACTCCTACCATTGCCACATCAGGAGATAATCAAAACATTTGGTTCATTACGGTAAATAATGCATTGGAGTAACTATAACTATGGTTGACACAACTGATATTGAAAAGAAAAGTCTTGAAGCACACGTTGAATTATGCGCAGAACGTTACCGAGCACTGGAACTACAATTAGATTCCATGATTGTGTGCATTGATGAGATCAAAGCAGACGTCAAGGTAGTACATGGCATGGTGCATCAAATGAGCGAACAACGTAACAGTCAGCTGATCGGCTGGGGTATTGGTGTAATTGGATTTTTAACAGCCACAGTAGGCTGGTTACTTACTCACTACGTATTTAAATGAGCCAAGAACAAAAACTAGATGCCTGGGCCGAACGCGAGCTCAAACGCAATATCGATTCTATTATTATAGATGACGGCACTGGGTCTCTTGTGGTTTTTGGAAGATATCGTATACAGCCGCAGGGTACCAGATTTCAAGTCAGCACCTGGGACAAAACTATTCATTCGTTCAGCACAAAAAAAACAGCCATGAGTTGGTGTACAACAGATCATCAACAACAGTACAATCTATCCAATCAGATATTGGTACTAGATCGTAAAAAACAGTCATTAGCGGCGGACATATACTGCCGACAAATTGCTGGCGAGCGCGGTAAAACAGAATCATTTTATGAAATCATAAACATGAAACTGCAACCCAAAATAGACCAATATAACTCAGTCACAGCCGAACTAGAGAAATGTGTAAATCAGGCTAAATATATGCAAATTAAGGGATTTAATAATGAAACTGCAAGAACTATCGGCTCCAACGCCAAGTAAGCAAATTGCCAAAGTATTCGAAAGTTACTTTGGTAGCCGCATTCGCTTTGACCAATTAACACGTGGTCAAACTCAATCAATGCTGGGTAAAGTACGTGGTATCTTGGGCGAGCATCGCAAAACTGCGCAACGTCATAACAGTGAGCAAGATCCACGTTATCTGCAATTGGTAATGATGGAACAGGCACTGTCTAGTCGCTTGCAAGAAAATGTCATTCCTCCTGCACCTGGTACTGCACCTGCAACTCCACAAGCCGCTGTGGCAGGTGGTACGCCTGCTGTGGCTGGAGCAGTGGCTAAAGATCCTAAATTGGCTGCTGCACTTAAAAAGAGTTCAGCTGGTCAAACATTAAATCCTGAAGAACAAAAGCTAGTGGCCGGCGCCGCAATGATGCAAGCCGAAAGCCGCTTCCGTAGAATGGCACGCCGACTGAACGAAAGCGAAATTCAACACGCACAAGTTGTGTTGGCCGCTCAAGACATGGTTGACAAAATGCAAAGCATGTTGGAAGATGTGAGTGAATTGCAGTTCAAAGAATTGCCAGCTCTGGTTGACTCAATCAAGAATCAAGTTGGTGTTGATCAAGCCGCACAATTCAATGCAGATTCCACAGCCGCTCTCACAGGCTTGCTACAAAACATTCAAGGTGCCAAGCAACAACTTGACGCCGCATTAAATGTAGTAACTGGCGCCGCTCCTGCTGGCGCCGCAGCCGCTGGCGCTATGGGTGCTGACATCGCCGCAGGCGCAGGCGACATGGCTGCAGCTGGTGCTGACATGGCCGCCGCAGACAACATGGGTGCCGAGATGGGCGCTGATGCAGAATTAGATGCCGCAGCCGCTGACGCTGGTGCTGAACCTCCTGCCGCCGCGCTGGGCCGCGCCAAGAGATAATGAAAATATTTGAAGTTGACAGTAGCATGGGAATGGCGCCTTTGCCCAACCCAGCGCAACTGTCGGGGCTGGTGCAGTTTCTTAATGGGCGTGCAAACGATACCAATGCTCGAAAAGAAATTAGTCAAGATGCATTTATCAAATTGGCTAACGATCTGGATATCAACGTTACTCCACAAAATATAGTGGATGTTGTGAGTCAAGAGCCACTCAGCAACTTGTTGGAACCAATGGATCCAAACACAGGTGTGTTGATGTTCAAAGGTGCAGGACAACCCAATGTTGCCATGCCAGTAAACAAGGCTCAAGACATTGTGGCAAGTGCTGCCAAATCAGCCATGAACAAAGACCGCGGCGTCTAACCAGAACCAGTCAACTAAAGGTTGACCAAAAACGTTAAATATAGTATACTAAACTGTAGGAGGCGTATATGAAAAAACTCATTGCATCGATTTTGATCACCCTAAGTGCCACAGCAATGGCTCAACCGGGTTTTAGGCATCACCACCACCATCATGGGTATTACTCAGGACCCAATTACAGTTGGATAGCCCCTACCATTATTGGTGGCGTGATTGGTTATGAGATTGCACGTAACCAACCTCCTGTAGTGGTGCAACAACCTGTCATAGTGCAACAGGTTCCGGCCACAGTTTATTATGGACAAAGTCAACAATGTACTGCGTGGACAGAAGTCCAAAATTACGATGGCACAATTACTAGAACAAGGACTTGCTCACAATGAAACTAAGTAAACTAAGACACAAATTATATAGTGCTATCTTCAAACACGATAACACAAAAGAAAAACGAATTTGGTTCAAGATCCTTAAAAAATCTACCAAACACAAACATACTGAGGACATACGATAATGGCTTATTCAGAAAAAGTTGTTGATCACTACGAGAATCCACGTAACGTGGGTAAATTTGAAATTGACGACACTGTTGGCACCGGCATGGTTGGTGCCAACAGTGTCGTCAATTT